CACCGCCGAGCCCACCGCCGAGCCCACCGCCGAGTCCACCGCCGAGCCCACCGCCGAGCGCACCGCCGAGCCCACCGCCGAGCCCACCGCCGAGCCCACCGCCGAGCGCACCGCCGAGCCCACCGCCGAGCCCACCGCCGAGCGCACCGCCGAGTACACCGCCGAGCCCACCGCCGAGCCCACCGCCGAGCGAGGCTCGCGCTCCTCGGCGCGAAGAGGCCCTCTGACTTGCGTGTAGACAATCGCGGCGAGCGCGGCTGATAGCGGGCAGGGGAGCCAAATCACGCGAGGCTCTTTCAGCTTCGTGAGCCGGTAGAGCCCTGCGATCGCACGCTCGCTTTTCTCCCGATCCGCGGGCTGCGTGGAGAGACCGCTCGAGGTCCATTTCAAAACGAACTCAGGGAAGCGCGCCTCCTGCGCCTTCGTGAGTTGGGTGATGAGGGCCATCAGTCCTGGACCTGGCGAAGTTCGGCAGGCGTGTATTCGACCTGCCGAGGGAGCAGGTACTTGCCCGCGGGCACCAACACCTTCGAATGCTCTTCGTGCAGGAGCTCCGCGGCCTTGGTGACATGCACGTAGCGGGCACCACCCTCGGCGACGTAGAGCTTGACGTTGTGGCTCGTGTCGAGAAATTCGAACCGGTGGTGATGGCCCGTGGCCTCGCCCAAAGCAAGGATCACCTTGCGGCCCTTCGAAGGATGCTTTTTGGCACCTTGGGGGATCTCATCGACGGCGATCAGACAGACATCGCCTTGGCGTAGAACATTCTTCACTTAGCGTTTACTCCTGTGATAATCGGCAAATTCACACGTCGCGAAGTGCGAGGTGTGCTTCTCTAAATCGAGCTCATCGTCTTCTGGCTCTACCGTGGCGGCATCGACGGGCATGTTCTTGCCAGCCTCGGTCTTGAACCAAATAATCTTCGCGTGGCATGAGCGGCAGCGGGAAATCCTGCGCTCGTGGGCCTCCGTGGTGCCTTCGTCCTCGAAGCTCACTCGAGCACCGCGCGGATGTCTTCGCACTCTGGACACGGCTGATCGTCCGCATCCCACTCCGGCGCGCCTTCGTTGCCCTCGAAGTGGATGGTGACGAGCCCGGTGCCGTGACAGCGCGCGCATTCTTTCGCGCACTCCAGCAATTTGTCGCGCAGCTTGCAGTTGACCTCGCGCAAGCTGTCGCGCTCGCGCTCGGCCACAACCAACTTTGCGAGGGCGTCGCGGACGTTCATTCGATCGCCACTTTGAGGCCGCTATCGCCCGCGGATTTATTGATGGGCTTGCCCGCGAGGATGTGGCTCACCAACTTGCCCTCCAGCCACACGTCACGGCCGCAATAGTCAATGACGCGACCCTTGCGTCCCTGCTGCCACCACACCGGGGCCATCGCGCCATGCCCGGACTTGGCCAACCCGAAAGTCGCCGTCATGATGGCATCTAAGGACCAGCCGCCATGGGTGCGCCAGTCAAATCGATCGGGATCTAACCCCAAGGTGATCCAGATGCGCTCTAAGGCGTCCAAGTGCCGCTCTTGGTTGACGGTGATGCCGTAGTGCTCCAAGAGCGGCAAATCGAAGCGGCGCGTGTTGAAGCCCGCGGTCGGCTGATCGCCGAGATAGAGCTTCAGCTCGTCGAAGTCCTCTTCGAGAAACGTGCGCGTCAGGTGCGTCTGAATGTCATAGGTGCAGACCACTGAGACACCCATGTTGGCGAAGTCGCGCCACCCCTCGCAGTACTCGATCCCCACGATGGGCTTCTCATTGCGCGCGAGGATGCCCTTTTTGATCTCGGCGTCGATGACGATCATGACGCGGCCTCCGTCTTTTTGCCGATTTCGATCTTGTGCATCGTCTTCTTGAACGGCCGCCTTCGCGGCAACTCCACCGTCACCTCGAGCTCTTCTGCGATGTCAGGCGAACCCCACACCCGCGTGCACGGCTCGCCGTTCCACACGTCCTCGAAGATCGTGATGCGCTTGCCCATCCAGTTGCCGAGTTCCTTGCCGAACATCTCCTTGATGCACAGGCCATTCGTCTTGCAGGCCACCAGCTTTTTGGGCGATTCTTTGAAGGAGATGATGCACTTGGTTTTTTTGGCGCCATCGTCCCCGACCAGGTCCTCGAGCTCGACGTCCGTGATCGTGAGCGTGACCTTTTTGCCTAAGAGCTCTCCGGCCTTGATGAAGCGCCCGGGGTAGAGCTGGTCATACACGGTGGGCCTGGGGTGCTTTTTGACTTCCTCGTTCATCATAGAATCGGCTCCAGTTCAAGGTCGGCGAGATCATCTTCGGTGTTGGGATACGCCCAGGTGGGCAGCGTCAAGTACTCCTCGTGCGGCACAGGGCCAGGCCACTCGCCCGAAGCTTCGCAACTTGCGAGGATCTGCAGCAGGCGTTGATATTCCTCACGCCCTTGCGCGAGAATGTCCTCAGGGATGATGTAGGTCGCGACCGCGTGCGGCGCATCGGACTCCACGACGACCTCGACCATATGCGGCTTTTTGCCGGTGATCGCTTCGAATCCGTCGTGATACCAAGCCCATTGCAAGTGGTAGCCTAACTTCGCGGCCTGACTGCCGAATTGAAAATGCCGGCAGTCTCGGGAAGTCTTGAGCCCCACGATGGTCGGCTGCCCCTCGATCGAGGTGAGCCAATCAACGCGCCCCTTGGCGGGCCTGCCTCCCACAATTTCCCACTCGAGCGAGGCTTCCGGATCGCCGGTGGCGAGATATTTGTTGGCGACTTCATCGAAGCGCACAGCTTTGGCGATCTCGAGCGCGAGCACCCCTTGGTCCTCGGTCAGGATGGTTTGCCCCTGGTGCTCGAGCTGAAACGCCTCCCACCACTTGCCATTGCGAGGAGCGCTGCGCCCCGTGTCCGTTTTGCGGTTCCAGATCGCGAACTCTTTCAAGAACCTTTCGGGCTCCAGCACCGACACATGGGTCGCAATCCCAACCGTCATCACGCCGGACGCTTTCGGGTGCTCCAAGGCATGCTGATAGTGCTGAGGGGAGCGCAGCAGGTACTTCAAGCGCGTGATGTTGATCGCCTCGATGGCGTCGTACTCCTCGCGGGGAACTCGGGATTGGATGCTCATGCGGACTCCTGGGTGCGCAGCTGCTTGACGAAACGCTCGAACGCTTCGAGCACTTCTTGCTCGAGCACGACGTAGTGATCGCTACCCTCCCTGGGTGCACGCAGCTTGATGGCGAACCCATCGAAGGAAGCGTAGAGCCCATCACCGAGATAGGTTTCCTCCCTCATCGCTGCACCAGGTGCGCGGTGGCCTTATCGACGGTGGCGATCAAGCGATCGCCCATGGATTTCGCGCCATCCAAGCGCCCTTCCGATTTGCCGATCTCGTAGGCGATTTGGATGGCCTGCGCTTTCACGCCGGTGTCTGCACTTGAGCTGCAAATGAGCGTAACGAGATCAGCGAGAATCGCCGTCACGGTGGGTGGGTTTTTGTTCATGCCTGTTTCCTCATGAGGGCGGGCGTCTCGTCGTAGAGCTCCTTCGCCCATTCACGTAAAATTTCCTGGTACGCCTCGATGAACCTAGAATCCCCGGGGTGTTGCAGGCGCGCGATGCAGAGCGCGACGCGGATCGCAGCCAAGGATTCGAGCGTGAGGGTCATGAGAGCCACCGGTCGTGAGCCTTCGTCCCCTTGAACGAGCCCATGCAATAACGATTGATTTCGGCGTTGCGGATGAGCTCTTTGCGTTTCGCGCGCCACTCGAGGTAATGACCGACCGCGCAGTCGACGGCGAGAATTGCGAAGGCGATGCCAACGCACCAGAGGGTGAACTTCATGGACCGCACTCCTCAAGGGCCGCAGAGGCCACGCGTTTCACTTCCCGCATGTACCCCTGGGCCGCACCGTCGAAGTAGGGGATGCACATGTCGGCGCCCAGGACGAGATCGCGCAGGGCGGCGGCCAAGTTGTCGCGCTCACGCTTGATGCGAAGGGCCGTTGCGCCGAGCTTGTCGAGATCGGTGCTCAATTGGCGTGTCGGGTAGCACTCGTCCAAGATCTCGCGCGCAAGGTCAGCGTTCGCAGCGGCGGTGTCGTGATCGTAAGTGTCGCGCCCCAAGCGCTCGGCTTCGCGTTGTTCGGGACCGTCGGCGCTCATGCCGCGGAATCTCGAACTTGGGACCTGACGAACCTGCGGGTCTTTGCCCACGTGTGAGTTTTGCGCATCGACTGCCATTCGCCCGGCGTGCCGGGATAGCGCCACGTGGACATGTAGTGCCACTTCGAGACGGTGAAGGGCACGCCCATGCGGACGAGGCGGTTGGTTTTGGCGCGGGCTTTCGCGCGGGCCTGTCGTTTGATTTGGTTCATCGCTCGCTCTCCATGTGGGTGACTATGGGGAGAGTTTTCCCCATCTGGAGCGGCATGTCAAGGAAAACTTTCCCCAACAATCAAATATTATTTGCCGCGCTGCGGCGGCCGGCTACCAGTACTTCAGAACAAAGTGGATAACGACATAGAAGGGCAGAATGACCAGGCCGAGCATAATTATGGCGCCAATGGCGCCCCCAACTACCTGGATCGCCGCGCGAATGTCCTTCAGCAACGCATCCCAGCGAAGGGAAGCTCTAGCTTTTGTATCGAGCTTCCATCTCAGCCACGCGGAGGATATTTTCTTTGCCGTGTTTGTTCGCATCCGCGTAAAGCTCCAGCAATTTGCCGATATTCCCGTTGTCTGCCATCTCGGGCCGGAAAGAACTGGACAACAGCAGCCAGCCCGTCAATCCAAATACCTTCGCTACTGCATCGACTTGCTCGGGCCTCGGATCGTAGCGGCCGTTCAACTGGTTATTGACGGTCTTGCGATCAATGCCGGCCCGTTTGGCGACTTCAGGCGCGCTCATTCCCGATTTGTCAATGAGGGCTTTGAGGTTTTTCGCGAGCACGGCGCGAGGTAATGGACGTTTTTCTGCCATAGGGAATTCTTTCCCATTGGCGGGGGAAAGAGTTCCTTGACAAATGGGGAAAGTGTTCCCCAATATGTCGACCATGGCGCTACTCGAAACAACCAGATCCATGCTGACTAAGCTCACTAACTCAGGAATGAGCTTGCGTCAGATCGCAATTGAATTCGAAGGAGAGGTTGAGTACGACTGGCTGAAGCGGTTCGCCAATGGGGAGATCAAGGATCCCTCCGTAAATCGCGTACAAGCGCTCCACGATTGTTTGGTGAATCGCAAGACTGCGGCCTAGATGGCGTCTTTTTTTTGCCCCGCCGATTTGCCTTATTTCACGCGTGATTGGACCTAACGCATGTCCCTCGACCGTAAGGACATTAGAGCCAAGCTCGACCCTGAGTGGCACGAAGCTCTTGTCAAAATCTGCGCCCGCGACGGCATCGACGTTGGCGAATTTATCGAGCGCGAGATCGAGCGCGTCCTCTCTGAACGTATCCATGGGTGGATCTTGGATGCGGATGTGATCGGGGGTTTGGGAATAACCGGGAAACTTAGGGACAAGCCGGGAACTTCAGGGAAGGGACGCCGATGAGTGGTAATAGCCTCGCCATGATGCCGTGGTTCCCCGGCGACTTCATGCGTTCCACTCGCGGCTGGTCGGTGACGTCCAAGGGCGTGTACCGAGAGCTCCTCGATGCGCAGTGGGATATGGGGGAGTTACCGGCCGATCCTGAGGAGCTGGCCGCCCTCATTAGTGCTACGACGGCAGAGTGGCAAAAGGGGTGGGGTAAATGCGCACCGAAGTTCCCCATCGGCCATGACGGCATGAGGCGCAACCCGCGCCTTGAATCCCATCGCACCAAGTCAGCGGACCTCACTGAGCGTCGCCAGAAAGGGGCCGCAATTACCAACGCTGGGCGTGGCGCTAAGCGAACGCTGAACGGGTCGCATAGCGATGCGCTCAGCGATGCGGACAGCGCACGCACTGCGGAACGCCCAGCGCACGCATCCGATCCGATCCATTCCGAATCCGTCTCCGATCCGAACCGCGCCATACCAGAAAACCCACCCCCTACCCCCTCAAGGGGGCGTGTGCGTGGGGAGCGAAAACGACGTGAGGAGCCGGAGTCCGATTGGATCCCGCCGACCGAGGAGCAAATCCGTGCAGGAAACTGACGCCAAAGGCTTCGATCGTGCGCTATCTCGGCTCTGCGCTGGGTTCGATGTGCCGGTCACGGACGCGAGACGCGAGGCCTACTGGCGCTCGTTTCGCAAGCTCAATTTGCTGGAATTCGCAGGACTGGTCGATACCGCATTGGTCGAGTCCACCTTCGCCTCGCTACCCACCGTCGGCGCTCTGTGGGAACTGCACCGCAAGCTGCAACCGCCGAGCCCATCAGCCACGGTCAGCGGCCCCTCGATCCAGGCGCAGCTGTGCGAGTACGCGGCCATCAAACTCAAAGCTCTGATCCGCAAAGACGCGACGATGGCCGAGCGCTGGCAGTACTCCAGGGCCTGGACGTACTGCTACCGCGAATGGCGCGATGGCGACAAGCGGTGCGCCGAATGCATGGGTGTCGTGATCGATTTGGATGATGGCCGCAAGGTCGGCTGGACGGTCACGAACATGCACGGAGACCCTGAGGTTTATGCCGAGGTGATGCGCCGGTGTCAGCCGGACTACCGAGGCGACGGACGTCCATGAGTCAGCCCGAAAACCCCAAGGCCGCCCCGCCCCTGCCCGCCCCCGCGCCATCCCCGGACTGGCTCACCGCACAGGCCAAGTTTCAACAAGCGGGGCGCCCGAAGCCTCGCCCCAAATCAAGCTACGCCTACCAACCACGCAAGGGGAAATGAACATGCGAGAACTTGACGGCCATAAGGTCAATCCGGCGAACGATCAATTGCGAGTGCTGGTGATGGACGAGCCGGGGCAGGGCGGCGCGTGCCACCGGTATTCGATCGGCATTCCATCGCAGGATCCGAACAGCACCGCGACCACGGTCCCGATTAATTTCCAGAACGGACCGATTGCCGAGGTTGGCGTCAATGGCGTGACGCACGAAGCACTGATCGCGATCGTCATCGACCGCCTGCAGGCATTCCAGAAAGGCCCATACGCAGGCCGTGAGAATGCGCTGGCATTGACGAAACTGGAGGAAGCGCAGCACTGGCTGCAGCATTGCACCAAGGCGCGTATGGCCCGTGGTGTCGAGGGGACGCACACGCTATGAAAACTTTCAGCCAAGCACCGGACGTGACCGACGCGATCGACGCCGTGCGCGCCGAACACCACGAGGAGTTGACCGACGTCACCATCGCGGGGCTCTTCGCCTTCGACACCGAATCCTCGTTGCCGGTGCTCAAACACCAAGGCTACGCCGCCGGCGCTGTGGTGCGCATCACGCCCTTGAAAGACCGCGCCTTAGGCGTGGCCGATGCCACCATCGTGGTCGACCGCGCAGGCTGGCTCGCGCTCTCCGCATGCCAACGCAATGCCTTGATCGATCATGAGCTCACGCACCTCGAGGTCAAAACCGAGGAGGAGGAGGGCGCGAAGGAGCCTGTCCCTGTGTTCGATGCCTTAGGGAGACCTAAGCTTCTGATGCGCAAGCACGACCATCAGTTCGGATGGTTTGACGAGGTCGCGCAGCGTCACGGCGAAGCGAGCCCCGAAGTGCGCCAGGCTCGGGTGCTGATGGAGTCTTCGGGGCAGCTGTATTTTGACTTTGAGCCCCGCGCGGCGACGCCGCCAAAAGGCGGGCGCAAGCAGCCCCAGCGCGTGGACTTGAACGGATGAGTGGCCGCTCCTCCCTGCGCGCCGCGATGGGCAACCGGGATGCCAATCACGGCGAGATCAGCGCGGCGTACGAAGCGCTGTACTGCCGGGTCGTCGATACCCACGGCCAGGGCGGCGGCTTCCCCGACATTGTCGTCAAGATCTCAACCAAGCGCGGACCCATCGCGGCCTTGGTCGAGATCAAAACGAGCGATGGCACGCTGTCGAAATCGCAGGAGCGCTTCATCGCCGAGTGGGGCAGTTGCGTCACGGTGGTGCAGACCAGGGACGATGTGTTTGCGCATGTCCAAAGGGTGAGGGGGCAACCATGACCATGCGCCGCACTTTTTGGGAACGACACCCGCTCACGAAAAGCGAAAAGCTACTTCGCCTCATTGCTTGGTTGATTCTCTGCTGCTTCGTGCTTTCCGGCATCGTTTGGTTGTGGCCGGCATCGCTAATAGTCGCAGTTTCAGTGGCAATATTGGTGGCTGTGATATGGGCCATCCTTTTTCTAATCATGAGTGGGCAATGAGCGTCCCGCGCGCCCAAATCTTGGCCGATCTCATCGAGCGGCGGCGTATTCTCGCCGAAGCCAAAGCTCTGCGTGCGCAGCTCCAGGCGTTGATCGAACTGAGGCGCGTCTATGCGGCAGAGTCGATCGCGCAGCGCCATCAAATCACCCTGCGTCGCGTCAACACCATCGCCGCTTCCATTCGCTGGATAGGTCACAGTCCGAAAAGAAAGCTGTCAGAAGTTTAACTTTTTGACAGAACGGGCGACGTAAGAGGCGCTAGCGTACGGCTCAAATGCCGCGCCCCAGCGAATATAGCCAAGAAGTGGCGGACCTCGTCTGTGAGCGGATCGCCGACGGGGAGTCGCTGAGATCCATCTGCCAGGCCGATGAGATGCCCAATAAAGCCACGATCTTTAGGTGGCTTGCGGCGCATGCAGCGTTCAGCGACCAGTACGCGCGGGCGAGAGATGCTCAGGCGGATGCCTTGGCGGACGAAATCATCGACATCGCCGATGACGGGCGCCGCGACTATGGCAAAGCTTTAGATGGCCGCGATATCGTCGATCATGACCACATCGCGAGAGCACGCTTGCGGGTTGACGCTCGCAAATGGATCGCCGCCAAACTCAAACCTAAAAAATACGGGGATCAGTTAAGGACCGAACTCACGGGGGCCGATGGCGGACCCGTGATCTTTCGAGCGCTCCCGTTGGATGAGGAGCTGTGACGTTCGCTCTCACGGAGAAGCAAAAGCAGGCCCAAGTCATTTGCGCGGGCGACGCTCAGCACGTGCTCTTGTACGGCGGGAGCCGCTCTGCGAAGACCTTTCTTCACGTGCGCAATGTCGTGGTGAGGGCTCTGAAAGCCCCGAAATCTCGCCATCTGATCGCCCGCTTTCGGTTCAATCAGGTCAAGACCTCGATCGTGTTTGACACCTTCCCCAAAGTGATGAGCTTGTGTTTCCCCGGGGTCAAGGCCGAGCTCTCGAAGTCTGATTGGTTTGCGACGCTCCCGGGGAAATCCGAGATCTGGTTCGCGGGGCTCGACGATAAGGAGCGCACGGAGAAAATCTTAGGCAATGAATATGTGACCATTTTCTTAAACGAGGTGAGTCAGCTGACCTGGCAGACCCGGGAGATGATCATCACGCGCCTTGCGCAAAAGGTGGAACAGCAGATCGAAGGGCGCGTGCCTGGGTTGATGCGCCTGCGGGCCTATTACGACTGCAATCCCACAAGCAAGGCGCATTGGACCTTTCGGCTGTTCAAACAAAAAGTGGACCCCGAGACCAAAGAGCCCTTATCGCAGCCGGCCAACTACGCCGCCTTCCAGATGAACCCTCGCGACAACATTGAAAACTTGAGCCCCGAATATCTCTCAACCTTGGCCGGGCTTAGTCACCGAATGCGACGAAGGTTCGAGCTCGGTGAATTTGCCGATGCCACCCCGAATGCCCTGTTCGATGAAGCCGATATCGACAAATGGCGTGTGCTCGATGGAAGCGCACCACAAATGGTTCGAGTGGTTGTCGCAGTCGATCCTTCGGGCTCTGGCGATGAGGACAACGAGGACAATGATGAAATCGGCATCGCGGTCGTTGGTCTTGGCATCGATGGCATCGGTTATGTGCTGGAGGACTGCAGCATCAAAGCAGGCCCTGCCACCTGGGGGAAAGTCTCGACCGACGCCTTTGACCGGCACAAAGCCGACACGATTGTCGGGGAGATCAATTTCGGCGGCGATATGGTGCGCGCGACGATTCAGACCGCGCGCCCACGAACGCCGTTTAAAAAAGTCACAGCGTCCCGGGGTAAGGCCTTAAGAGCGGAGCCCTTTTCCAGCCTCTACGAGCAAGGAAAGGTCCGGCACGTGGGGTTATTCCCTAAGCTCGAGGACGAGCTGTGCGCACTCTCGACCACGGGCTATACCGGCACGGGCTCGCCCAACCGCGCGGACGCTGTGATTTGGGCTTTGGCTGAGATCTTCCCCGGCATGACCGCGGGCCCCAAGGTCGTGCGCGAGAAGCGTGAACGCGTAGTCGCGGGCGCTGGGTGGATGGGATGATGCCCGTCGGCCCTCGCGGCTATCACTCGGCGCGCCTGACGATTGCATTACCCGTGGGTGTCCCAGAACACATGCGCGGCGGCATGCGCGAATTGATGTCACTCGAGGTGCCCGCGGAGGATCGCAGACAGGGGCTCGCCACCACCTTGATGGAGCGCACCGCCTCAGAAGCCGACGGCGCCGGGATCGTCCTCTTCATCCACGTACAGCCTTTCGATGAAGGGCTGACCCTCGATCAACTCGAAGCCTTCTACGCCAAGTTCGGCTTCGTCGTCATTCAAGAGCGCCCCCGCCTGATGGCTCGGCAGCCGAAGCGCAATCCAGGGTTGCGCCAAGCGATATCACGAGAACTCCATTGACGACCGAGATCGTAGGCGAGACGGACGATAAGCCCGCGGTCACGGCCGATGAGGTACTCACAGAAGCAAAAGCGTTCTTGGCGTTTTGCTTAGAAGCCGATGGCGAGAATCATCGCAACGGCTTGGATGACTTAAAGTTCCTCTCCGGCGATCAGTGGGATGAGGCGGACCGGCGCTCTCGGTCCATTCCAGGATCTGAGCGGCCCTGCCTGACCGTCAACAAGCTACCCACCTTTCTGCACCAGGTCACGAATGATCTGCGTCAGAACGTGCCGGGGATCAAGGTCAGTCCCGTCGATGATGGGGCGGACGTCAAGGTGGCCGAAGTCCTACAGGGTGGAGTTCGGCATATCGAGTACGCCTCGAGCGCTTCAGTTGCCTATGACACGGCGGTGGGGAGTGCTGCTGCCATTGGCTTTGGTTATTTTCGTCTAGTCACCGAGTACTGCGACCCCGCCTCTTTTGACCAAGAGATCCGCATCAAGCGGATCCGCAACGCCTTCACCGTCTATTTCGATCCCATGTCGGAGGAGGCGGACGGCTCGGATGCGAAGAAAGCGCTCATCTCGACCAAGATGCAAAAGGCCGACTTCAAGCGCAGTTATCCGCAAGCCCAAATGGTCTATGACGGCTTTGATACGGGGGCCGGGGATCCTTCGAATTCGAATTGGCTGTGGTCCGATGCCGTGAGGGTGGCGGAGTATTACCGCATCATCGAGAAGCCCGATACGCTGATTGAGCTCTCGAACGGCGAAGTGGGCTTCAAATCCAAGCTCATCGAGATGCCCCCAGGCGTCACGATCGTGCGGGAGAGGGACACGGCCATCCCCACGCTCGAATGGTACAAGTTGACCGCGCTCGAGGTATTGGAAAAGACCGTCATCAAATGCAAGTGGATCCCGATCTTCCCGGTCTACGGCGATGAGGTGGATTTGGACGGCAAGGTGGTGCGCTCGGGGCTCATCCGCAACGCCAAAGACCCTCAGAAAATGTACAACTACATGCTCACCTCGGCAACCGAGGAGGTGGGCACGCGCAATAAGATTCCCTACATCGGGGCTGACGGACAGTTCGAAGGGTATGAGGATGATTGGGCGCAGGCCAATACACGCAACTGGCCCTATCTTGAATACAAGCCGGTGAACTTAGACGGGCAGTTAGCCCCAGCTCCTTCACGGCAGCCGATGGCCGATATCCCGAATGGCCTTTTGACCATGGCGCTGCACGCCAATGACAACATCAAGGCCACGACCGGGCTATTCGATTCGAGTTTGGGAGCGAAAGGCAATGCGACTTCAGGGGTGCAGGAGCGCTCCCAGCAACGTCAGGGCGATATTGCGAACTTTCACTACTCGGACAACTTAGTGCGGGCGATCAATCAATGCGCACGCTGCCTGATTTACATGTTCCCGAAGTATTACGACACGCAGCGCGTGCTCAAGATGATGGGCGAGGATGGCAAGCTCTCGCACGCCGTCATCAATCAGCCCATCCCGCCAGAACAGCAACAGCCGGATCCAGAAACGGGCGCGATTCAGACCGTCTTGAACGATATGACGGTGGGGGATTACGACGTCACAGTTTCAACCGGTCCCTCCTACTCGACCATGCGCCAGGAAGCTGCGGACTCGATGGTCACGATGAGCAAGAACTGGCCAAAGTTGATGGATGTGGCAGGGGACAAGGTCATTCGCGCGATGGACTGGCCGGGTGCGGATGGAATGGCCGATCGGGTCAAGGCGACCATTCCGCCGCAGATCCTTGCGAACGATCCGGAGGAGAAGGATCGAGAGCAGCAGCCAATGGTGCAAACGCCCAAAGGGCCGATCCCCTTGGAGCAAGCGGCGCAGATGCTCGGTGAGATGGATCAGCAGATCCAGGCGATGGGCCAAGCGCTGCAGGAGGCCAAGGCCGGCATTACCAAGACGCAGATCGAAACACAGAGTCGCGAGAACATCGCGAAATACCAGGTCGATGCCGAACAGCAGCGCGAAGCCGCCAGGGTCACCGCAGAGCGCGACCGTCAAGCAGCCGACGGACAGATCAAACTCGATATCGCGGAATTGAACGGCATGGTGCAGCTGCTCGTCGCCAAAGCGAAAGAGACGGATGCCCTCAGGGCCGATGCGCAAGCCGTGACTTCGCAAGCAGAGCCCCCGGCGCCCACTGCTCCGGAAGACACCAAAAAGACCTTGAACGACATGCTGGCCGCGCATCCCGGCAAGCCCTCGTCCGTCAGTTCCACTGTCGTGGGGCCCAACGGCACCAAGTACACGGTGCAATCCGATCAATCGAAGCCTGGTGGAGATAAGGCATGAGCGCGTTCGTCCCGATTCAAACGAGCGGTCTCGGCGATACGCCCAAAGCCGCGGGAGATAAGATCAATGGCGGCTTTGCCGATGTCTATCCGCTTATCACGGCAGCATCGACGAATGCGACGAATGCGCTCACCGCGGCCAATAGCGCGACTGCGGGGCTGACTGCGACCAATGCAAACGTGGCGGCCAATTCGGCCAACATCACCACGCTCTTCGCTGACTTCGCCGGTATCGCCGGGAGCAACAGCCTGCAGGCGAGTGCACAGCCGAATATCTTCGCCGGCGGCATTACGGACAGCCGCTTGGGGCTAAACACCGCCATTCAAACGGCAGCGGCGGCCAATAAGACGCTGGTGATCGACTGCATCATCAAGGTGACGATCGGCACCGATATCACCAAAGCGATCTTTCTGCCGCCCAATGCGAGCATCCAGTTTTTGCCCGGTTGCTACATCATCACGGACCATATCTTGGTGCCGTTGTTCGTTATCTGCAATTCCTCCGACATCACCTTCAAAGACTATAACGTGCAGTACATCGGCACGTTTGGTGTGACCGCGATCGATCAGCAGAACCCAGCGGTTGCCATTAACGGCACGCTCGGTAGTTTCAATGACGTGACTGTCAAGAACTACATGGCGGCGAACTGGGGCAACACGTACTCAGGGTCAGGGAGTGGTCTGTTCCCCTCGGCGACCAATGCATGTGCACAGATTCTGATCAGCGGGCAGGCCAAGCGCATCAACTTTCTAGGGAAAACCCGAGCCTATGTGCCGGACAACGCCCCGGCGTGCAACTTCATCCCGTGCTTCATCTCGGTCTATCCGCAATGGAATGCGAACATGTTGGTGACCAGCGCGATTCAGATCAGCGCGCCCAATCCCACCACCGCCACCGCACCAGATCACATTCTGATTGAAGATCTCGAGCTCGACGGCTGCTGCATGGGAATCGTGGGCACCTGCCTTCACATCCAGGTCAACAACGCGCGCAGCATCCGCTATTCCGATATGCAGGATGCCAGCGGCAACAATGTGGGGGGCAAGACCTATAACGCGATCACCTTGGCCTCGACGCCGGTGACCGGCAACACCACGATCACGTTCTCGGCCCCCTGGGGTTTTGCGAGCAAGACCTATACCGTGACCTTCAGCGATGGCTCAACCCGCTCCGTGCCCTTTGTATCGGGGTCCGCGATCTCCGGTGCATTCACGGCCTTAGGCGCCGGCACGTTCTCAAGCACCGTGCAAGTGAGCTATTCGAGCATGTGGGTGGCGCCGCCGCACTTGTTCTACCTGCATTCGCTCGATTTCGCCGGCAACTTTCCGTGCACGCAGAACTTAGGGATTATCTATGACGAAGGCGTGTATGTCGGCACGCCGAATCGCCGCGGTACGGGCTCCGGCTACTTAAACTCGATCAAGATCGAACCCGCCAATGGCTCAAAGATCGTCGATTACACGACGCTGCGCCCGGATGGCGGGATGGATATCTTGGCCTTTGGCAACCAGAACGGCTCGGTCGGTAAGTTCTTGGCGATCTTCAATTCCTCGACCTCGCAGACCGGGCAGTGCGTCTTTACCGGAGCACTCACGGCGGCCACGAGCGCGAACCTCGCCGTGCCCTGGCCCTATGGGTCGGGCTCGCAGACCTACACGATCACGTTCAGCAACGGGACTTCGCAGACGGGCACCTTCATTAATGGCCAGACCTTGGTGACGTGGGCGAGTCCGGTCACGGCGACCGCGATTGCCGGCGTCCTCATCACGACCCAAGGGGCTAACTTCCTCTGGCGCTTTCCTTCCTCACCCCCCATGGTCGGCTTTGGAATGGATTACGAGGGGATTGATACCTCTCCTGCGCCCCCGAATGGCCCCTGCCAGGGCGATGGGCAGATTGGCAACACCGGCATCAACCTGCGCGGCCGAGTGACCATCAACGACATTCCCTTTGGCTCCGCGTGGCAGCCAGGATTTAGCTTCGGCGGCAACAACATTGTCATCGATCACACGATCATCCTGAAGAGCTGCTCGACGACTCAAAACAGCATCGGCTTCTTTCCCAATACCGGTACGACCACGCTCACCGAATCGAGTGTGAATGTCACGGTCGTGGGCTGGCGCTCGGCGGCGATCACCTTTACCGGTGCTTTGGTGGCCGCAACCTCAGCGACGCTTAACCTATGGAACTACGGCAACGGTACGTTCACGATTGCCTTCAGCGATGGCGAGCAGCGCCAGGTGACCGTCACAGGCACGGCTGCGACCTGGACTGGGGCCATCACGGCAGCGGCCACGGCCAATGTGCTGCTCTTAAATTCGAGCAACATCGACAACTACAAGAACCGTCTCCAAATCACGCAGAAAGGTTTCTGCTACGGCAACCTCTTTACCTTCGTCGACACCACCAACGGTATCACGCAGACCGTGCGCGGCAACTTGGTGGTGGAAGACTGGGTGCAGCAGTGGCAGGGCGCCCCCACGGGCGTCACCTACACGCTGCCGATTGCGTTCCCGACCACCTTTGCGGTGGTTGCCTCTGGCTACGACATCACGCAAACACTGACCGGTGCCGCCAACATCAGCTTGGGCTGGCCGGGAGCGACGACTGCGCTCGTCAATGCAGGCTCTGTCGCGCTCAATACCAACCCGTGGGCTAATCCCGGCACTCAGCTCGCCATTGCGGTACCGACCGCATCAGCCATGGTCATTACCGGCAACGCCTCGATCACGGGCGGCACGATGTACCTATCGGTCGCTGGCCAGCGCTATCAGATGGCCGGATGAGACCCATCCTCTGGATCGCGCCCGCGCGCGGCTCTGGATTGGCGCCGACCGTGCCGGGTGCGCCAGGCTCTGTGACCGCGGTTGGCAATAACGGCAATTCGACGGTGAGTTTTACCGCGCCGTCCAACGGCAATTCGCCGATCACAAGCTATACCGCGACCGCAAATGCGGGGGGCTTCTCGACCTCAGGCGCCAGCAGCCCCTTGATTGTTACCGGAACCAATGGCACGCCCTACACCTACACGGTGACGGCAACCAACGCGATTGGCACAGGCCCTGCAGGTGGACCCTCCAACAGCGTCACACCCTCGGCAGGGCTTACCGTACCAGGAGCCCCCACCATCGGGACTGCAACCGGCGGCAATGGACAAGCGACGGTGACATTCTCAGCGCCCGGTAGTAATGGGGGCTCGGCGATCACGAGTTACACCGCCACCGCCAATTCTGGGGGCTTCACGGCCTCCGGTGCAGGCAGTCCGATCACGGTGACCGGATTGACCAACGGCACTCCCTACACCTTTACGGTCACCGCCACGAATGCCATCGGGACAGGCGCAGCCTCGGGTGCCTCGAACAGCGTGACGCCTGCGGTCGCCTCCAATCTCGTGATGTACGCGGATGGCGTTTTGGATTCACGCTGGCCGAGCTCGTATGACTATTCGTACGGGAGCGCGCCGGCGTGGAGTTCTGCAACCGCGTATGTCGCCGGCAAGTATGTGGTGATGCCCTCGTTCTTAAACTACATGTGCATTCTCGGACACACCAACCAGGCGCCCCCGAATGCAACCTATTGGGTGCTGACCACCAATGGGCCTTCTGGGGGTACGGTCGATAATCTGCGCGATCCCTACGGCCCGCAAGCGGGTCATACGTATTCCTGGGCGTTGGCTGGGCAGTATTCAGGGATTCAGCAATCGGGTGTCTGGGACGTGGCTCCTTTTGGGGTGGATATCTCGGGCTACATTCAATTGCAGTTCGATCTATTTGTACCTGCAGGTGGTGGCTCCTTTGCGCTGTTCTTTCACTACAGTCGCTCCGGTGGCGATGACATCGCGACCTGCTGCCTCATCACCGACATCACGCAGGTGACCGGGGCACTCACGGCGAATGCGTGGAATACCGGCTTGACCTTCAGGCTCTCGACCTTGGGCGCTTTAGGGTCGACCGCGTACTACAAATGGGCGATCAATCAGAGTGTCGCGGGACCATTGAAGATCGATAACGTCAAGTTCCTCCCCGGCACCACCACGTTCATCTACAACAACAATGCGCTTCTTTCAGGCTGGACCGCGGCAGTCGTGAATGGTTCGGTCAACACCACCTTCAGCCCCAACAGCCTAGGGCCCGCGTTCTACGCCATTAATCAGTCGCCAGCGGGCGCCACGGTCGCCTCTGCGCTCTGCATGAAGGTCACGACCACGGCAGTCACGCCCTCGATCACCTTCACCAAGAGCGGTGGGTTGTCGGTAAGCGACCTCACGCGCTTCACCTTCGGACAGTTGCCGACCAAAGCGGGCTACGGCTATTCGTGCCAGTTCTTAAATACGTCCGCCGTGCTCGTGGGCAACGCTGTGACCATGGCCCCTTACACGTTGCAGGACTTTGGTATTCAGGCAAGCCCGCAGAACTGGACCGTGTTTGATGCGCCGCTCTCCGCTTTTGGTGCCATAGGCGCAACCATTGGCGGCGTTCGCATCACCGAGACCAGCGGCAACACGACCAATGCGTTCTATCTCTCAGCCCCGGCATTCACGTCATAAGGAACCCTCATGCGCGTCACGATCAGCAAACCCGGCGTCTACTCCCCTTACGGCATTGCGTGGCCCGTTGGCAGCGTTCAGATCGCGGACGAGGGCTACGGCCGCTCGCTCATTTCCTCGCTGCGCGCGACCGACACCGATGGCGCGCTGACCGCACCCCCGGCAAAACCCTTCGCGACGACGCCGGTCTTTGGGCAGGTCTTTGTCCCCGCTTCGACCAGCACCCCCGATATCATCGCCGCGGCGGTCGCGGCATCGGCCATTGGCGGCATAGTGCAGCTGCCGGGGCAGATCATCACGTTGACGAGCCCGCTCCCACTTCTGCCCGGCATCACCTATCAGGGCTGCGGCTATAACTTAAGTCCTGCGGGAGGCCCGCAGCTGACCGGCGGGACGGTGTTGCAGGGTGATGGCACGTTCCCGTGCTTCGCGGGCAATGCGACGGACCTCGCGGCGCCCTATGGGTCCTCGGCAGCGCTCTTGGCTTCGTGGATCTGCTGCACCGAGATCGCCTTCCTCGGCATCAATAATTTCACCTATGGCGTGAAGCTGGGCGCGCTCTATCAGGGGGGTACGCAATGGGGCTACTTCCACGACATGTACATCACCAACTGCAATCAGTGGGGCATGTGGGTCGAGAATAGCGCCCAGTGCTCGTTCGAGCGCATCTCAACCGCCTTTTGCGGCGGTGGCCTGGCCTTCATCGGCTCAGGGCAAGCGTTGTGGAATTTCGGCAATAGCCACTTCTCCAAATGCACACTCTCTGGTAACCAGAATGGTTCTGGGAGGGGATTGTGGGTCGCGGGGCGCGCGGGTTCTCAGCTCAATAACGTCAACATGTTCGATATGGCGACGGGCGGAGCGACCGTCACCAATACGCAAGCAGCCACGATGGCGAATGCCTCAACCGCCATTGGCGTCACCGATCTATCGCGATACGGCATCGGCATGCCGGTCAAGTTCTCCGGTACGGCGAACGGCTTTACGCTGAACCAGATCTATTTCGTAACGTCGCTCTCTGCGGCGAGCGGCGCCGGCAATATCACGGTGGCTAATTTCATGGGCGGTACCGGCGGATCGACGCCGCTCGCCGCCACCGGGGCGACCGCCGTCAATATCGTCACGCAAGGCTGGCCAGTGCTCGAGGTAGGGGGGTCCGATGCGGGCTCATCGGTCACCTTCTCATCGATCGTCGGCGCGACCGATGCAGAGTTAGGAGGTACCGCGCACATCGTCTTGCAAGCGTTACTCGGATTCACCATGGATACCGGCATCGTCCACGTACCCGGAAGCACCGCCGATATCTGCTGTCGCAACATGACGGCCGGGCAGGGCATTCGGATCAATATCCAAAATACCGGCGTGGTGACTGACTTCGACAGCACTTGCCAGAAGATCCAGGTGCATGGCTCCAACACGACCCCATTTTCCGCCAACTACGCCGGCATCGGTTTTACCTCGGATGGCACCAGTGGATTTGGCCGGTTAAATCTTGTGGGTACATCAACCCCGGATTTCGCGGCCAACTCGAATTTCTTCAACCAAATCCAGATGGGTAATTGTCTCGCGCTGAAGTTCAGTCAGCAGCCGACGGGGCATACCTTGGTAACGGCAGATGGAAACCTCATCACCTTCCAGACGGGCGCCGGCGGCACGCTCACACTTCCCGCGCTCACCACCAATATGGCGGGTTGGTCATACATCATCAGTAATCCGCAAGCGAATACGCTGACGGTGTCATCGGCGGCCCAAAACATTATTTTCGCGGGCGCGAGCGGCTTGAGCACCACGCTACTAACACTCACCCATGCGCATCTGATCGCAATGAATAACGCCGGGACCATGTACTGGGCGCGGGTCGCGTAAAGAGCGTGAAACGCGTCATGCCCTCCCGACAGAACCGTCAAAAGTCAATGTTTTTGACACTTGCGAGTGCGATTCCCTCTCTATGCTCGCGAAGCACAAGCCTTTTTCGTCCCCTCGTTGGCCCACCGAGGGAAGCAGGCGCACCGGGACCAGCCGTACCGATGGCTTTGTATCGGGGTAGGAATGGATGGAAACGCAAACCACTACAGCGGTTGAGGAAGCGCCGGTTGAACCGGTCGCCGAAGCAACTGAGACGAAAGTCATTGATCGCGATGAGCAGGGCAAGTTTCGAAACCCCGTTCAGCCGCGCATCGATGAACTGACGCGTAAAGCCCGTGAGAATCAGCGCGAAGCAGCCTACTGGCGGCAACGCGCGGAAAATGGTGAGGCGCAAAAATCGGCCCCTGCCGCCCCCGTAGAGCCAAAACCAGCTGATTTCACGGACTACAACGAGTACGTCAAGGCACAAGCGAAGTTCGAAGCCAAGCAAGAGCTCAAGACCGAGTTAGACGCGCGCGACAAGGCGACTGCTGAAAAGCAGAAGGCTGAGAAGTTCGCATCGACTTGGGCTGAGCGGGTCACTGAAGCCAAATCGAAGTTTACGGACTATGAAAGCGTGGTGAGCACTTCCGATGTGGAAGTGCTCGATCACGTCAAAGACGTCATCAACGATTCGGAGCATGGGCCCGCGCTCATCTATCACTTGGCCTCGAATCCCGACATTGCCGCGCGCTTGAACAAGATGACCCCCTTAGGTGCGGCCCGCGAAATGGGCCGCATCGAGGACTCTCTGACGAAAGCGCCTGACCCTGTGGAAGCGAATCCTGAACCTGCTCCGGTGCGCGCCAAAACGACCAGCGCACCACCGCCTGCAAAACCTTTGACCTCGGGCCGCTCCACGACCGTCGATCCAGCCAAATTAAGCATGGATGACTACGTGAAGCTGCGCCAAAGCCAGGGCGCTCGGTGGGCGCGGTGAACTAACCGCATCCATTTGTTGAGGGCATCATGGCTAATACGTTCGCTACCTGTAGCATCATTGCGAAGGAAGCGTTGGCGATTCTTGAGAACATGTTGGGGTTTTCGAGCAACGTCAATCGCGAGTGGGAAGATGAATTCAAATCCAATCAGGCCCGGGGCTATTCGCCCGGTCAAACCATCAACATCAAAAAACCCCCTCGGTACACTTACCGTGCGGGCCGCGTCGCTGTGCCTCAGGGTACGGTCGAGACGACCATTCCGCTCACCGTCAATCAGGGCGGTTGCGATCTAAACTTCTCCGGCATCGAGCGCACGCTCTCGATTCAGCAGCTCGAGAAGAAGATCGCCGCGGCCATCGCAACGGTGGTCAACGAAATCGATCGTCAAGGCTGTGCACTCGCGCACTACGCGACGTTCAATTGCTTAGGAACTCCGGGTACGCCGCCGAATACGCAGCTTCTCGCGTTGCAGGCAGCCACGGGCCTTAATCAGCGCTTGGATGAAATGGCCGCACCGCGGGACATGAACCGCAGTTTGGTCATGTCCCCGGCGCTGAATGCCCCCCTGATCGTGGGTACCGCGGGCCTCTTCAACAACTCTTCGACCTTGGGTAAGCAGTACCAAAAGGGTGTGATGGTCGATGCGTTGGGGCTGTCCTTTGACATGGACCAGAACGTCGATACGCACACCAATGGCACGCAAGCGGTCACCGGCACCAATGTGAGCGGTGCGGGCCAAACGGGTGCGGCGATCACGGTGGTGGGCTTGGGCGGTACGATCACGCGCGGCACGAAGATCACCCTCCCGGGTGTCTTTGCGGTCAATCCGCAGTCGCGCGTGTCAACGGGCACCTTGGCGCAGTTCGTTGTCACGGCCGATGTCGCCGCCGCGGCGACGAGTCTTCCTATTAGCCCCGCACTCGTCACGAGCGGTGCCTTCCAGAACGTGAGCGCTTCGCCCACCTCCGGAAGTCCTTTCGTGATTTTCGGCACGGCATCTGGGGCCTACACCACCTCGGTCGCGTTCCACGAGGACGCCTTCACCTTGGCGATGGTACCGATGTATGCGCCGCCTTCGGGTAAGGGGGTCATTGATGTCGCTCAGCAGACGCACAAGGGCATGAGCCTGAAAGCGACTGAGTTCTACGACGGCATCAACGACAACTACATCATTCGCTTAGATGTCCTCTTCGGCTGGGCGGCCCCGTACCCGGAATTGGCCTGCATTTACGCGCTGTAAGGAGCTTTCATGATTTTGCTGAACAAGTCTTACGCCGGGTATGCAGCGGGCACCATCGTGCAAATGCAGACCGCGACCGAACAGTCGCTCATCAATCAAGGATTGGGTACCACGAGTGCAGGTCCCGTGACGCCGGGGGCCGTCTCGACCAGTCAAACGAGTGGTCGCGTTGGTATTGCGGCGGCGGGCACCTCGGTGGTGTTGAGCCAAGCGCAGTTGACGACCGAGAGCAAGGTAGTCGCTTACCTCTCGAACGCGGCAGCTGACGGCACGGCGCTCTACATCACGCGCATCACGCCGGCGGCGGGCTCGGTCACGTTCACCTTGAACGCGGCCGCAACCGCTGCGGTGTCGATCGATTGGTTCCTGATCACCCTGTCGGGCGAACTGCCGACGATGTAACCCAAGAGGCGGGGACTGCACACCCGCTTTTTAAGGAGCGTTGTATGTATTGGATTACCCTAGCGGCCGATGTGGGGCAAGTGCTCGTGCGCGATGAGGCCGAAGAGAAACAGGTGCGGGCTGATTTTTCGGCGAATGCCAAGGCCCAAGCGGAGTTGGCCGCACAGCAAGCAGAAGCGCAGCGCATGGCTTCGGAGAATGAGGTATTAGCGGAAGCAGCGGCGATCAAAGCGGCACGCAAGGGCTAATACATGCCCTCACCCTCAAGCGCCTACGATCTCATCGTCTCGACGTTTCGCTTAATCGGCGTCACGGCGGTGGGTGAGACGCCGACGGCGGATGAGGCCAATGATGCACTCAACACCGCCAATGATCTGCTCGAGTCCTGGTCGACCGAGTCTTTGAGCATTTGGCAAACCGATAACGAAGTCTTTCCCTTGGTCGCGGGCCAGCAGATCTACACGATAGGCCCTGGGGCTAATTTCAACACCACGCGCCCGGTGAGGATTTCAGGGGCTTTCTGCACCGTCAATGCGGTCGATTTCCCGGTGGAGATCATCGGGCTCGATGACTTCAACGACATCAGCGTGAAGCAAACGCAGAGCGATATCACCGAGCGGCTCTGCTACATCAACACCAATACGACGGGTGTCATCAAGATCTGGCCCGTTCCCACGACGAACGCAACGACGCTCTCGCTCAATACCGATTTGGTCCTGACCAAAATCCCCACCTTGGCGACGCTTTTATCCTTCCCGCCGGGGTACATGCTCGCGTTTCGCTACACCCTGGGCGTGATGTTGTGGCCGGAATATAAGGCAGGCCAGCCCATTGACCCCACGATTGCCTCGATTGCCCAAGGCGCGCACGCCAACATCAAGCGGGCGAACAAGGTCAAGCGCACGCTGCGTTTTGACACGGCGCTGACCGATGGGGGCACTGCAGCGATTTGGGAGCGGGGCTACTAATGACCGCTCTCGACCTCGTCGGCGGATCGTACAGAGCGCGAAGTCCCAACTTCGATGCGCAGCGCACGATCAACCTCTATCCGGAAGCCTCCGGTAGCGGCATGAGCAAGGCGATTGCGATGCTCATTGGAACTCCGGGCTGTCGACTCTGGACGACCGTTCCCGACTATCCCTTGCGTGGCACACTTCGGGTGAGCGCCAGCACGGCGATTGTCGTTGCGGGAGGCTCTGTATTCACCGTCGATGTGAACGGCGGCTATACGCTTAAGGGGACGATCGCGCGCGCCTACACCCCGGTGTCCATGGCGACCAATGGCAAGCAAGTGATGTTGGTGACGGGGCCACAAGGCTATGCCATCGACATCACGCCCGATGCGGTGACGAGCATTGTCCCATACACAATCACGCAGATCGTTGATCCGTCCTTCACGGGCGCCGATAAGGTGTCGTTCATCGACGGGTATTTCGTTTTCAACAAGCCAGGGACGCAAGAATTCCAAATCACCGGGCTCTATGCGGAGACGATTGATCCTTTGGACTTTGCATCCGCGGAGGGCTCTCCGGACCTCTTAATCTCGCTCATCGCGGACCACCGGGAACTGTGGCTCTTTGGCGAGAACTCGACCGAGGTCTTCTACAACAGCGGCAACCCCGATTTTCCCTTCGAGCGCATCCAAGGCGCCTTCATCGAGCAAGGCTGCGCGGCCAAGAACAGCGTCGCTAAGATGGACAATACCGTCGTGTGGCTGACGGCTGATGATCGTGGCCAGGGGACGGTGCAAAAGGCGGTGGGCTATACCCCGCAACGCATCAGCAATCATGCCCTCGAATTTGCGATTGCCTCCTACCCCACGATCTCAGATGCGGTGGCCTATACCTATCAACAGGAAGGGCACATTTTCTATGTGCTCACCTTCCCGAGTGCGAATGCGACCTGGGCCTATGACGCCTCGACGCAGCTGTGGCACCAACGCGCGTGGAGAAATCCCAACTCCGGCAACTTAGAGCGGCACCGCTCTATTTGTCAGATGGCCTTCGCCGGCGAGAACATTGTCGGGGATTGGGAGAATGGTAACCTCTACGTTCTCGACCTCGACTACTACACCGACAACGGCAATATCCTGCCCGCCATTCGGCAACTGCCGCATTCGGCCACCGGTAATTCTTGGCAGTTCTTCTCCAAGCTCTGGGTCGATCTGCAGACCGGCATCGGGGGCGCCTCGATTCCCGTGGTGGGAGCGTATACGGGCTGGACCTTCTCATCGACGACGGTACCGACCTTCGATGATGACAGCGGCACCTATTTGATGTCGGATGGGGCGGTCACGACCATCAATAGCGTCGTAAGCGATCCCAAGCTCATGCTCGAGTGGTCCGATGATGGCGGTCATTCCTTCGGCAATCGCATGACGGTCTCCGCCGGCAAGATTGGGGAGCGCAAAGCACGCGCGAATTTCCGCCGTTTAGGAAAAAGCCGCGACCGGGTCTGGCGTATGACCATCACGGATCCCGTGAAGCGGGCTTTCATTGCGGCGGATGTCGAATTTACGGTGGGATCATGAGCGATCCCATCAAGCTGCCCTCGCCCCGGCAACCGGTGGTGGATATTGATCCAGAAACGAAGGTGGCGATGTTCTCGCGCCCGTGGTTTTTGTTTTTCCAATTGGTCTTTCAGCGCATTGGCGGCTCGGTCGGCACCACGACGGACGAGTTAGCCCCCGTCGACAGCGGGCAATTGCCCGGCTCCTTTGCACTCAGTGATCTTGCCCAAGGCCCCAACCCGGATTTCCAAGGGAATTTTATTGACAGTGTGCAAGCGCTCGAGCTGCGCGCGGTGGTCGGCAGTTTGCAAGACCAGGTCGCCGAACTCGCCAAGAAATTCAACGATCTCCAACAAGGCACCTCCCCATGACGGTACTCGCTCGAACACTCATCCAATCGAAGCAGGCCGAGAACGCGCAGACGACGCAGTACACCACGCCCGCGGTGACACGCACCATCATCGATAAATTCACCGCGACCAATACCACGGGATCGACTGCGGTGCTCACCGTGAATTTGGTGCCGAATGCGGGTGCCGCGGGCGCTGGTAATGTCATTTCATCGGCAGCTTCGATTGTTGCCGGCGCGAGCTATACCTTCCCCGAGCTCGTGGGGCATGTGCTCTCGCCCGGGGACTTCATCAGCACGCTCGCAGGCACTGCAACGGCTATCACGATTCGATCGAGCGGGCGCGAGGTGACTTCGTGAACCTGATTCCCATCGACAAGCAGTTTGAAATGATGGAAGGCTCGCGCGAGAAAATCGCAGCGTTGGAGCAAGCCATCATCAATCTCCCCGCTGAGCAGCGCTTACCCTTCGACAATCGCCACGATTTCTGCCCGGGTGTGTATGCCCGAACTATTTTCATGCCCGCCGGCATGGTGCTCACCAGCCAGATTCACTTAACACAACACTTCTTCGTGGTGGTGCAGGGCAGTTGCACGGTGGTCGATTCGAACGGCCATCGGCTCTTTATCCAAGCCCCCTACATGGGGGTCACCATGCCGCACACCAAACGGGCCTTGCATATCCATGAAGATTGCATTTGGACCACCTTCCACGCAACGGACCTCACCGACGTCGAAGCGATAGGGAAAAAGATCATGGCTCAATCATTCGAGGATGTGTCGTGACCTGGGGCTTTGTCGCGGGGGCGGCGATTACGGTGGTGGGCGGGGCGATCGCCGGGAATGCCGCGAAGGGCGCCGCCAATGAACAAGCTCAGAGCGCGCAGAACGCGACCGATGCGCAGTTGCAGATGTTCAATCAGAACCGCACCGATCAGGCGCCCTGGCGCGAGGCTGGGGGTACGGCCGTCAAGCAGATGAGCACCGGCACTCAACCCGGGGGGCAGTTCGATCAGACCTTTGATGCCTCCAAATTCCAAACAGACCCGGGGTATCAGTTTCGATTGGCGCAAGGTCAGCGCGGGGTTGAATCGAGCGCATCCGCACGCGGCGGCGTGCTGTCAGGGTCGGCCTTAAAAGGCATCGCTCAGTACAACCAGGGATTTGCCTCGAACGAATATCAGAACGCCTACAACCGCTTCAACAACGACCAATCGACCCGCTACAACCGCTTGGCCTCGATCGCTGGATTGGGTCAGACCTCGGTCGGTCAAACGGGCACCGTAGGAACGGCGGTCGGCGGTCAGATCGGCAGCAACATGATTGGCGCGGGCAATGCGCAAGCCGCGGGGATCATCGGCCAGTCGAACGCCTATACGGGGGCGCTGCAAACGCTGGGTAATTATTACCAGCAGCGTCAGTACGGCAGTTCCTATGGGGGTTCGGGAGGTTCGCAGGGCGCGAGCCCCTGGGGCGGGGGTGGCACGTGAGCGAAGTCGACGCGTCGATTCCACTGCAAGCGAAAGGGATTCAGCTTGAAGATCCAATGACGCTGCGGGCGAAAGGCCTGCAGTTGCGTCAGTTGGGGCTGCAGACGGCGGGCGCGCAGCGTGATTACGACAATCAGACCAAACTAGCCGATTTGTACAAGCAGAACATCGGTGCCGATGGCTCGGTCAATCATCAAGCGATTATGGCGGGCATGGCGCAGTCTGGGTTGGGTGCGCAGATCCCGGCCTATCAGAAATCCTTGCTCGATGTCACCAAGACGGGTGCGGATATTGGCCACGTCCAGGCGCAGACCGGGGAGGCGAATGCCAATACTCAGTCGAAGCAACTGGAGACCACGTTAAAAAATGTGCAGAACGTCGGCCAGCACATTTACGCGCTCTCGCAAACTCCAGGGCTGACCCACGATCAAGCCTTCTCGGCCATTAACGATTGGGTGAATCAGGGCGTCATCGACCCCAATCAAGGCGCCCAGATCGCGCGTAACTTACCGGGCGATCCGGTGCAGTTGAAAGCCTACATGCAGCAAAAGGCGGTTGAAGGGCAGGGAATAGAGCAGCAGATACAGACCAAATTGGCGAGCATGCCGAAGTACGAATACAAGAATACCGGGGGCTCGCAGACGCCGGTGGATATCAATCCGCTCACCAATCCCACACCGCAGCCGTTGCGAAATACTGTCGCACCCGATACCGCCGCAACCATCAGCAAGGATTATGCCGTTGCGGGATTGAATCCCGATGGCACGCCGGGAACGGCGAATGATGCGCTCGTCAAGATGATCGGCGAGAACCGCATCGTGCCGAGCGACCGCTTAGAATCCACGCCTCGAGGCCAGGCCATTCTCTCGTCCGTGGAAGCCAAGTACCCAGGATACGACCGGTCCACCGCACAAGCGAAGGTCGCGGCCGCACGGGACTTCACCGTCGGTAAAGATGCGGCGATGTTGCGTTCGATCGGCACCGCGACCAAGCATCTCGACATGCTCGACGGCCTCGTGGGCGCTCTCGATAACGGCAACACGCCGCTGTTCAATAAGCTGGCGAATGCAGTCGGCGCTCAGACCGGCAGCACCGCGCCGGGTAACTTCGATGCGGCGAAGGATATCGTCGGCAAGGAAGTGATCAAGGGCATTGTCGCCGGCGGCGGCGGGGTGGATGAGCGCAAGGAAGCCTCCACAGCCTTGAGCAATGCCAAAACCCCGGCCCAGCTGCGGGGCGTCATCGCCACCTACAAAGCGATCATGGGCGCGCAGCATGAATCGCTCCTGCAGCAGCGCGATGCCGCGGGCCTGCCGCGCTCGACCTTGCCGGATTACACCGAGGGGGCGGGACAATCCACCGTGCCTCCTGACATCGCGGCGATCCTCGCGAAGCACGGCGGCAAGTAGTGCCGACTCAAGACGAGATCTACACCGCCATCAGGAACGCCGACAAAGCGGGTGATTCGGATAGCGTGCGCAAGTTAGGCGCCTATCTGCAGACGATGCAGATGCTCCCGAAGCCCGCAGCGCCGCCGCCGCTCGATCCGACCGAGGGCATGAGTGGCGCGGACAAGTTCTTTGCCGGTGTGGGCAAGGGCATGACCGATGTGGTTCGGGGTGTGGGGCAGGTGGCCCGACACGTCTTACCCACCTCGGTGGCGGATGCCATTGGCGCGCCAACTCAAGCGGATATCGATAATGCCAAAGAACGCGATGCGCCCTTGATGCGCAGCGGCGCGGCCGTTTCGGGGGATATCACCGGTAGCATTGCAGCGGCCGTTCCCGCCATGTTCATCCCCGGTGCTGGCACGTTGGGCGGTGCGGCGGCGATCGGTGCAGGTTTAGGCGCAGTCCAACCCGTCGCGAGCGATGAATCCCGCCTCATGAACACCGCTGTGGGCGGCCTAGCCGGCGCGGGCGGTGTGGTGGCAGGAAGGGTGGCGGGCGCCCTATGGAAGGGCGGTAAAGCGCTCATAGAGCCGTTCACGGAAAGGGGTCGACAGAATATCGCGGGGCGCACGCTAGACCGCTTTGGGGTGAAGCCTCAAGATGTCGCCAATGTCTCGAATGCCCCGACTATCACTGGTGCTAAGCCTACCCTTGCTGAAGCGATTCAGGACCCTGAAGGCGCTGCAGCTGCTGCTCGTTTACAGGATTCTCTAGGCAGCGTCGATCCGAATATCCGGGGCGCGATCGATGCGCGTGCGGGGCAGAACAACGCCGCGCGCGTCGCCACGTTGCAGGACTTGGCCGGTACCAATGGCGCGCGAGATGCCGCGGTAGCGGCTAGAGAGAAAGTCGCCAACCAACTCTATGGCAATGCTCGGGCGCAAGGTGCAGACGCATCAGCCGTCTCAGACCTCAATTCTAGGTTGCAGGCCGAGGGCGCCAAAGTCCTTCGTGAGCATGTGGAGCAACTGCGCGCCGATTCTGGCTTCGACCCCTACAGTGGCGCGGCTGGCAACAAGAACACGTCCGACATCGCCAAGTCGATGGACATCAATTCGAAGGCGGCCGATGAGTTTCAGGCCGCGTCCGTCAATAAGGGCAAAGGCTATATCGGTGGCGTCGACATCAGCGACCTGCTCTCTCGCCCAGCGCTGCGAGATGCCATTGGTGGGGCCAGCCGAACCGCCGCAGATTTTGGCGAGAGCATCAGTTCCGCGAACCCAGTCTCGGTCCTGCATTACGCCAAGATGGGCCTCGATGGCCAAATCAGCGAGGCGGTGAGAGCGGGAAACAACACCAAGGCCGCGAGTCTCATGAGTGCACGGCAAGCGCTCTTAGGTCGGCTCGAGGAAATCTCACCAACCTATAAGCAAGCCTCGCAAACCTATGCCGATATGTCGAAGCCCATCAACCAGATGGACGTCGCGCAGCAGGTATTGACCAAGGGTACCGCCAACACCACGGACCTCTCTGGTACGCCGCGCATTATGCCGAATGCGATCACCGGTCAGATGAAGGATGAAGGGCGATTGATCCAAAGCGCGACCGGGCGCAATGGCACGAAGCTGGCTGATCTGCTCGACCCAGATCAACTGACGCGTCTGCAGGCGGTGGCTGATGAAGCAGATAAGTCAGCGGCGGTGGCGCGCGCTGGCAATGGGCCTGGGAGTGCGACGGCACAGCGTTTAGCCAGCGGCAACATCTTGCGCCAAGTCATTGGACCCACGGGACTGCCGCACTCGTGGGCGGAATCGACCCTGCTGCATTCGCTCATGCGCCCGGTGCAGTTTGCCTATAACGGGGTGGCGGAGCCGAAGATCCAGCAGACGCTCGCCGATCTCATCTTGAACCCCGAGAAGGCGAAAGCAGCGTTGGCGACATTGCAACCCGCGGCGCGCACCAAGCTATCAGCGCTCTTGAGAAGCCCCTCACTACAGCAAGCGGCTAAGTCTTTGGCACCGGCAACGGCTTTGGATGATCCGTCAGCGAAGTCGTTTGAACAGAAGGCGTTTTAGCTTGTTCTCCGGCATCCACCACCACAGTGCCCGGGCGATCAAAAACCCGGGCAGAAACAGTAGCAGCGCAACAAAGGGGCGCAGGAACATGGTCAGAAATAACGTCATGGGATACGCATAATGGCCGTTTTACTCCCCGAAGGGAAACAATCCTACGAAACCGCTGCTGGCATCCCGCTCGTGGGCGGCCAAATCTTCACCTACGATGTGGGCACCACCAATCCGCGCATCACGTGGTCCGATGCCGCGCAGAGCAATCCCAATCTCAACCCGGTCGTGCTCGATGCGCGCGGTGAGGCAGTTATTTTTTGGTCCGGCGACTACACCGTCACCCTGACAGACGCGTTGGGCAATCAGATTTGGTCGGTCGATAACATCGACTCGAACACCGCCTCGCTATTCGATAATTACTCGATCGATTCAGGCATTGCCAATGCCTACATCGCAAATGGCGGCATCCCGACGAGTGCGTTGGTTGCAGGATTGAAGGTCGCGCTCAAAGTCAATGCCACGAACACCGGTCCCTCGACCCTCAACTATGGCGGCCTCGGGATCAAGGATGTATTCGTCAATGGGGTACCGCTGGTAGGTGCGGAGATCCGCGCCGGCAACATCTATCTCTTTGAGTACGATGGCCTCAATTTCCAATTGTTGAATCCAACCTTTGGCTACCCGCAGACGGCGGCCGAAGTGATCGCGGGCGTGCTGCCCGCCAACATGAAGTACCAGGAATTGGATCCACGCCGCTATGGCGCGGTGGGCGATGGTGTCACGGTCGACACGACAGCTATTAATATTTGGGCCGGTGTCATTAATGCCTCGGTCAATCCGGTCTCGCATTGGCCCTCGGGGCTCACCTTTATGTGCGGGCCCATCGTGCCTTCGTATCTACCCGCCCAGAATATCTTGGGTGTCTATGCCGGGGTGACGCCCATCGCCAATAGCTTCACCTGGATTTGTTGGTCGACGATCAAGTCGATTGCCAACAGCATCACCGGGGTGCTGTGTTGGCTGCAAATCAATGCAGCGACGGTGCGAATTCAGGGCTTGACGATGGACGGTAACGCATCGGCCTATGCGGGCCCCGCGGGCAATGCCTCCCTGCTGGTGGACTTGACCACGGACTTGCTGCTCGATGACTGTTCGATCATCAACGGTCCGGGTAAGGGTGTGCTTTTTCAGCAGACCGTCAATGCTCGGGTGAGCAATTGCCACTTCGATAATAACGGCCATGCGGGCGGCGGGAGTGGCATCGAGACCAATCGCGCGACGTATTTGAAATTCGTGAACTGCACCTTCAATTTGAACGGCTTTGGCTCGGTGCTGCGGTTTCGCTCCAATCACATCGACTTTACCAACTGCGAGTGTCAGCAGAACACTCACGATGGCTTCAACACCAACCAGGGCAGCTATGCGATCAAGTACATCGGCTGCGTTGCGTGGATGAATGGCGATGGCGGCTACACGATCGCTTCCGATCAGACGAGTACCGGCATTCCCGGTGAGGCAGAAGCTTGCTACGACTTGGAATACACCGACAGCGAAGCGTACAACAATGCTTCCAGTGGCATTGCCGCCTATACGCCCTGCTATAACGTCACCGTCACGAGTGGCCGCTACTACAACAATAATCATATTGCAGGCTCCATCGCAACGCAGTCCTCGTTCCTGAATGGCATCTACATTGCCGCGGGTTCTCAAGGGATCAAGATCCGCACCAAAGCCTATGATGATCGGCAGTTGTGTCCAGTCACCGCGCAATCGGGCGGAGTTGTCACGGCGACGGGCTGGCTTCCCGGCACGATGGCGAATTACCCCAAGGTCGCGCTCTATAACGCAAGTCTCGTGTTTCAGGGCTGGGGCACTATTACGGCCGAATCCGCCGGGAGCGTAAATGTCGCGACGGTTGCCAATAACGGCGTGACGGTGAGCAACATCATTGCCGGCTGGTTCATCTCGCAGCGCGTACAACACAATGGGGTGTTTCTCGATAACAACGTGCAAGGCAGTGCCGATGTCGATGGCTTTGGGTTTCTACCGGGTCCTTACACCTTTACCGGCTTTAAGACCATCTCGGGCTTTACCAACAACGGGCAGAATATCTTGTTGCCGGCGGCGACCCTGGACTATACCGAACTACTCGCCAATCCCACCTTCGATTCGGTCATCACCAGTTGGACCTATAGCCTGGTGGGCGGTGGAACCTCAACGCTCTATACCACACCCGGCGCGCAGTTAAAAAGCGTGGGTGCATTGCAGTTGGTCGGTGGGTCTTCTGCTGCATTAGCGGATGCCTCTCTGATCGCGAGCGGAGTCAATTATCTACAGGGCGCGTGGGTGGAGGCATCGGTGTGGTGTTATGCGATTGCCCCGGGCGATGCGCAGCTCATCATGATTTGGAATGTGGCATCGAGCGGCAATTTAACGACCGTCATCAATCATCCGGGCGGTGGATCGAAGCTACTCAAGATCGGCGCTTACATCCCGCAGAACACCACCTGCACGTTGCGATTGGTCTCGGCGATCGGCAAAACCAATTACTTCGACAGTGCGAGTTTACGGGTCAAGACCGAGTCATACGACAATCGCGATTTCCTCTATCCGTCCCGGAACCTTCCGGTCTAGGAGCATCCATGGAACCCATCGGCTGGTTTGAGCGCTACTTGACTGTGTGGATTGCGATTGGCGTGGTGACGCTGGTCGCGATCGTGTGGCACCTGGTATGAGCGCCAGTCGCAGCCTGGATGATTTGGATCCGAGGTTCAGGCCCTCCGTCGATGCGTTCGTCATGGCGTGCGCGGCGCAGAATCTCGAGGTGCTCATCTACTGCACCTATCGGCCGAACGCGGATCAGGACGTGCTCTACGCTCAAGGCCGCACCGCACCGGGGCATATCGTGACCAACGCACGCGCTGGCCAGAGCGCGCACAACTACCGGCTCGCCTTCGATGGCTGTCCGGTGCTCCATGGCAAGCCGATGTGGAACGAGCCGCTCTTGGGGCCGCACTGGGAGCTGTATGGGAAGATCGCGACCGACTGCGGCATGGAGTGGGGCGGCGCGTGGCACGGCTTTGTGGAAGGGCCGCACGTGCAAATGGCGAACTGGAAGCAAGTGGCGGGGGTCCTGTGAGCGGCGAAGGTCTCGCTGCCGTAATCGCCTCGGTCGCCACCCTCGCGACGGCCTTGGGTAACGTGCTGCTGCAGCTGCGCCAGACACGGAAGATCGATGAGAATACCGCGGTCACTAAGGATACTGCGGCCAAAATCGAAGTGGTCCATGCAGCAACCACAGCGATTGTCGAAGCCACCGGCACGCACCAGATCCTGCCGCATGACGGATGA